GTGTGTGTCGGCGTGTCCTGTGGCTTTGTCTTGGATTTAAGTCCATTGCCAGCCAGCACACCGCCTAGCGAACCTGTAAGAAAGATTGCAAGTGTTTTAAGCAAGTCAATAAATGCAGCGTCATTAGGTGCTTGTGCCCCAATTGGCTGTGTGACAAAGATCAGTGCATAGGTAATGCCAACGGTAACAATTAAAAACACCGCAGCTAGTGTTGCCCCAATAATCAGGATTAGTTGCGCGTGTATTTCCTCTGGTGATTTGCGTCGTGCTGGTTTATCACGGGTCAATGCCAAGTAGGTCGTCAGTGCATGTTCCAGTTGGGAGGCATTGCGGTTTCTGACACTCCGCTTTTGACCAGTTGTCGAATTCTTGACACTCATAGCGCGTCCAGCCTTGATACCCGCAAGCGGACAGGATTAGTGCAAGTGCCCAAACCAACCCTGCCGCCGCAAGTTTCTGGCTACTTCCCCAAGTTGCCAAAACTTTTGTCATTTGGATTAAGCCAGCGCAAGATCACTGGCGCAACAGCTGCTGCCCCTGCCATTGCCAATGTCTTTGGGTCAGTAACACCTGCCATGTATAAGGCAAGTGCTGCTGCCAGAAATGAACGCGCCCATGAGGCTGCTACGGCTTTTGCTTGTTCCATTTTTTGCTCTCCTTTTTGACTGCGGCTGCTTTTGCAGCTGGTGCATCTACCTTTGGAAATTCGCCTTTGTATGGCACAAACTTTGGTATGCCAAAACCGACGATCTCCTTGCCTTCTCCGTACGATCTAACTTTGACCATAACCATGCCGCCATTGCGTTGATCGCCTGTCCCAGACGTATTGCCTTCAATGGTCAAGCAAGTTTTTGTATCAATTAGTCCGACGACAATACCAATGTGTGAAATGCGATCTACGCCGTCATGTGGAAAATCCATGAAAGCCAAATAGCCAAGCTGCGGCATTGTTGACCAGCGTTGCATTTCCTTAAATTTATGCGCACCAACAGCTGTGCCAACAACGCTGTGAAGTTTGACGCCTGCTTGTGCAGCACACCAATTGACAAAACTGCCACACCACGGCAAACCGTCTGCCTTTGTAAATTTGCCGTACTTGGTCAGATTGTCGCCTTCCTCGATTGTGCCGACTTCAGCTGCTGCGACTTCGATCAACCGTGCATTTGTACCTTCAGGATAATTCAATGACATTATGTGCCTCATTTCCGCAAGTCCATTGCGCAGTTGTTTTATTCAAAATTGCTTCGTCATGGCACTTCGGCGCTATAAACGCGTCAAGTGTTTCGTCGTATGTAAAACCAATGCCTGCATAGTTTTTGCGAATTGTTGCGTTGTATGAAGTCTTTACCCAAACACCGCCCAGTGAATTCATAAATGCTTCGCCTTCGTCGGGTTCATTATTGTCACCGACCAAAACACGAATAACTTTGTTGTCTTGATCTAATTCTGCCCAATGACTCATGCTTCGTACCTCACAATTACTACGCCTGAACCGCCTGCCCCACCTGTCGTTGTGCTGACTTTGAAACCACCGCCACCACCGCCACCTGAGTTAGTTGTTCCATCTGTCGGACTAGCAGTTGGAACGCCAGCAGCATCACCATTACCACCAATACCGCCGCCGCCATAACCGCCTCGAGTTGTGCCAGCAGTACCATCATAATAAAACCCAGAACCACCACCTGCTAAATAATAAGTTCCACTAACATTTTGACCTAGTCCAACCACAGAACACCATGAGGAATACGCAGTAGAACCATCACCACCAATACCGCCTGAAAGTGCGTTGAGTACGGCATTGCCACCAACAGCAGCTGCACCACCGCCGCCACCTGAGTTGTAAGTTCCTGCCGCCCCCGGTGAAGTTCCACCATCATTACCTTGACCAGCAGTACCTAATGAACCGATTGCTTGATTGGTTCCATTACCAGAACCACCACCACCGCCTGAACCGCCAGTCAAAGAACTGCTAAAAGTGTATGAATTTCCACCACCCTCTTTTCCATACATACCACCAATGCAAGCAGTTAATGAACCAAATTGAGAGTTACTACCCTGACCTGCTAAAACACCAATGCCAGTGCTTGCTGCGCCGCCGCCGCCAATTGTTACGGTGTGGTTTGTCGCACTTAATGATTGAGAAGTAAAACCCAATAAACCACCTGCGCCGCCGCCTGCGCCAGCGTAACCACCACCACCACCACCGCCTGCAATAACTAAAATGTCGCAGCTTAAATTGCCACCAGTTACTCCTAAAGTTCCGCTAGAAGTAAAAACACGGTAATTAAAACCGCCTGACGTGTATAAAGTGCCACCTGTTACTTCGACAGGTTTGACACTAGAAGCAACAATGCCAGGAATAATCACGACAAGTCGCCCACAATGGTGAATTGGTTTGACGCAGTGCAAATGACTGTGCAAGCAGAATACTGCGCACGAAGTTTCGGTGCTGAAGCCGTCGCGCCTGTTGAAGTAATTGTTACGCCCGAACCTTGCGCAAATGTGACAAGTCCTGCGCCTGTTCGCTGAATGTTAATTGTGTTACCAGCAACAAAGACTGACGGTGGAATAGTCAATGTAACTGATGAAGCGCTTGAAAGGGTTACAAATTTTCCTAGATCACCAGCAACAAGTGTGTAAGTTGTGCCTGCCTGTGGATTGAATAAAAGTTTTGTGGTGTATTGCGCCAATGTTGAATCGACTGCGTCACCAAAAACGGCAAAGTCGGCTGGCAAATCCGTGACCAAATCCGTCGACGTCGGCATTTGAAAACTGAAATTTGTGGTTGGGTTTGGCATGGTTTCTCCTTTGTTAAGCCACTATTGTGGCAGTTGTCCAAGTTAATGTCGGCGACACGCTTGCCCACGTTTCGGTGATCGGCACGTCATTCCAGCGCATTGCCTGCAAGCTGTATGCCAGCGGTGACAATAGCAAGGTCACACTTAATCGGTTGTATGAGGCTTGAAATGACCAGCCTTCGACGAAACCTTGAAATGTACCTGACGACATGTTCAGCGGTAGGTTTTGCAGGCTGATTGCTTCGCCCATGAAAATGCCAATTAAATTATCACGGTCTGAATTGTCAATTTCAGGGTTTGTCAGGTCAAATGTTATCTCGCTGAAAATTGGTTGTGGTTGCGCACGCAGCGACAAATAGAAATTTGCTTGGTCGGTTGCGTCTGAAGCGTTGTGAAGCGTGGTTGTGATGATTTGGGCAAGTGTGCCGTATTGGGCAATTGAAGCCGCGTCAGTGGCAGATTGTTCACTGCTACTGGTTGCGTCGTATTTGATTGTTATGTTGTTTCGGACGTCTCCCGCGCGAGTTTCAATGCGTAATCCAGCGGCGCGGGCATGGTTGGCGTCAAGGTCAACATAACCGTTTGCAGCTAAATAATTGGTTCGGTGAGTACTGTCTGCATACCCGATCGCCCCTGTTGGTGATTCGTACAAATAACCAAGTCCTGAAGTCGCCAATGCTGAAACCAATGAATAAACGTCGATTCGGTCGCTTGACCGTGCTGCCAATTCATAATTGCCCGGACGATCAATTTCTCCCAAACCGTTGTTTTCAGCCGTTGCCCACGTTGTGCTTGCTGGTGTGTATCCAGCCCAAGTCACCGACGGTGCAACCTGCGACCAAGTATTGAACAAAATGTCACTTAAAATGTCATAAATCTGATCACCGTCAAACTCTTTGGAAAGTACACCGTTGGTCAGTGCCTTTGGCAAACGCGCCAATGCGCCCAATGCGGTGATTGAATAGGTCTGCGTGAACATTGTTGAACCTACGTCGCGCACTTCTAAACTAATGTCAACAACGTTTCCGCCAAAGATCGGCACATACGCGTTTGTTGAGTCTTTAACAGACACACTAATCGTGCTATTGATGTTGACTGGTATTGCCACTTGATTGACGTCCAGCAATTGTAAATTGACGTAGCCTGCTTGTGCCTGCTCATAAATGTTTGTGCGACCTGATCGAATAGTCAGGTTAGCCAAAACAGCCGTTGTATACACGACACCGTCTAGCTCTATTTTCCAAACTGGCGCCCACTGCGTCATGTTAGATCGCAACCAATGCGGTTGCGCCACCTGTTCCGCGATAGTAGCTGTTGTTCAATGTCTCAACAATTGTGCGTGCTGTGCCTTCTTTGTCCAACGCACCAGTAACTGTCAAATTGATTGTTGTGCCACTGCTTGCCGCTTCGCCTGCGCGGAATGTGCCAGCGTTAAAATTGCTTGACACAAGATTTGTAGTAGCAGCAGCGGCAGATGATTGCGCCGTGCTAATGCCGCTTGACTGATTTTGTATAGATTTTGCAAACGCTAAAGATTGCTCAACGCTTGCAGATAATTGTGCTTTTTGTGCGGCAGTTTGTTCGGGCGCACCAAACCCGCTGGCAAATGGAATTGCACCAGTTGACGGAGCATTTGCTGTTGCGTCAGCATTGTCAAAAATCTTAGTTGCCCCATAGATTGCCGCAGCTATACCCGCAGCTGCGGCAAGTCCCAAAAATGGGTTTGCGGCAAAACGTGAGGCAATTGCTGCTGCCAATGCGGTATTTCTAAGAGCTGCATAGGTTGTGGTCAAACCTTTAATCAATGCAATTGTCGCTTGTACACCAGCTGCAATTTTTGATGCAACAAAGATTGTGGCAATAACCTTACCTACCAACAGCAGCTCGTCTTTGAGATCAACGATTGTGCTAAATACCTTTTTGACCTGTTCGCCAAATTTGTATGCACCGTCCGTGCCGTCCTTTGTTGCCTCGGTCAAGCTGCCCTTGCCAGTCAAAGCATTGATAAATGAGTCTAGGTTTGGCACAACCGTTGTAATGACGTAATCCATAAGTCGCTCGACGATTGGCAATAATGCTGCGCCAATTGACTCTTTTGCCTCATCTGTTGCAATGCGTATACGCTCAAATTTAACGGCTGCTGTCTCAGCTGCGCCCTCAGCAAATCTGCCGTATGTTGTCTCCAATGACGTGATGATTGCTTCATTGTCTTTGGATTTAATAAGGTTTGCATCAAGACCTAAACCAAGTTTTGCTAAGGCTGTGGTGTTTCCGTCGTATGCCCTGCCTAATGCGTTTGCAATTGTCTCGACTGGCTTTGATGTTGCAACACTAAGGTCAAGCGCAAGATTGAGCAGGCGTTGCGCCTCGTCAACATCTTTAGTTGATCTAACAAGTCTGCCAAATGCAGGGCGCAATTGATCATCTGTCACGCCAACCGCAATTGACGTTTGCGTGATGTAATCCTCAACGCCTTTGACCTGAGCTGCTGTTGCGTTAGTTGTTGCTTGAATTGTCTCAGCTAGTTTTTGTTGTGCAGCCTCGTCCTGTGCTGCTGCTTTGACGGCATCAGCTGCAAAAGCCAAAACTGCTGTGCCAGCTACGGCAAATGCCAGCGCAGCCTTTTTGCCAAACTCTGTGGCTTTGTCGCCAAAGCTTTGTGTGCTGGTTTCGGCTTTTTTTAAGCCATCGACTAAATCTTTTGTCTCAGCAAGTATGGATAATTTGAGGGTACGACTGCCAGCCATTAGTCATACTTCCTAACTATTTTGCTGAAACTTTCCTCCCACTTTTTGATGATCTCTGGCTGTACTGCACGCAAGGTTGGGTAAATAAACCAACCGCGTGACCCGCGACCTTCACGACCTGACCATACTGGAAACTGCTTGTATTTGTTTGAGCCAAATTCAACGCCGCCCCAAATCTGTTGGGTTGTCGCGCCACCGCTCAATTTCTGACCAGCAAAACCAAAACTGATCTCACCAACCTTTGATGATTTGGATACGCGCGCACCTTCTGCTACGCGATTGTCCACGCGATTGCGTGTGCGTGTAGCTGCGGCAACAACAATTTGCCCTCGAACATACTCCGCTAGCTCACTGCTTGCTTGCTTGGCTTGTGCAATGGCTTCGTCGTCCATAGCCTTAAACGCACGCATGATTGAGCGCAATTCGGCTTTGTCGTATGTGATCGCCTCACTTGCCATTGTTGCGCCTCTCCATAATCTCAATAACCGTCAGTATGTCCTCAGCTTCAACAAAATCGTCTGGGTGTAACCCTGTTGCCAGAGCTACTTCCCAAACTATTCTGCTGAGGCTTCCGACTGGGTAACTTTTGGGTTTGCCTCACCCACAACCACGTCTGCAATAGTCTCAGTCCAGATGTCTAATGTCTTGACTGGCTTGCCTGCTGCTTCACGCTTCATTGCATGGTATGCCAAAAAAATCAGATCACTAAGACCCATTTTCTCCTGCGCCTGTGCAATTGTGTTGCCTGTCTGCTTTTCCCACTTAACCCACTCAGGCGGCGCAGCTGTAAAAGTAGCCTGCGAGCCGTCGTTGTATTCAATTGTGATTGGTAGTTTCATTTTGTCTCCCGATTGTTAGTTTTTAGCTGAAGTTTTCGGCTGGTGTTCCAACCACTACAAATGATAGATCAACGGTCTGTGCATCTGGTGCTGAACCGCCGACGCTTGGAAATACTGGCATAACGTTAAATGTGAACACTGCGCCTGTTACGGCAGTTAGTGAAACCGCCAAAACTGTGTTTGGTGCAGTTTCGCAGGCAGTCCATAGTGCTTCACACAATGAACCTGAAGCGCCCCAGTCTGCAAGCATTGAAACGTCAAATGTCCACTGATCGTCAATGTGCTTGTAAGCCTTGCCGTCTAGTGTTTGGTATGTCTCTACGGTTGAGTCCACCGCGAGTGTTGCGCTGGTCGCCTGCGCGTCGTAGTTAACGGTTGCAATGGTCACGACTAAATCGCGACCAGTTATGATTGTCGTTGGCATTTTGTCCCCTATGTTGTTTGTGTGTAGTACGTCGAAACGTT